TTCATACGCTTTGGTATCGCCTCGCTTCTTAGCTTGGCCTGCTTTGGCTTTAGCTTCTAACCTACGCTTTACGATTGCTTGGTATATCTTAAGGAACGGTTCTCCAAGGTGTCTCGGGGTTAGCTTGTTAAACAGGATTATATGTGGGTAGTAGGCTGCAACGTCGTAGTCTCGTATTATGTAGTCCTTGTCAGTTACGTGACGGGCTTTCTTTTCATTACTATGTATACCGCCAATACCTACAGTGTACAAGGTGGTTCCCATTGTGAACTTTTGCTTGGTCTTCTTTTCCGGCATGGTGCCTTTATTCTTACCGGACTTTATACGATCTTCCTCTTCAAGCTTAAAGTTAAAAGCCATGTATCCGCTTTTATCAACGGTAAAGGGTAGCGTACAGTATTGCTCCAATACCGCTTGTAGCTGCTCAGTTAGGAAACTGATATTAGCTGGCGGACGGTAGCGGAACCGAGTACCCGGTTCTATCTTTGGCCGGTTAGCACGTATATCATAACGCTCATCTAGCTCCTGCTTGATAACAGATTCCGCTATTTGTGCGTCAGACTTTGAACGCAAGTCTATTTCATATTCCTTAGACATTGCAGCCCGTAGGTCTATCTCTGGTTCTATTACTTTAAACAGTTCCTCGGTGTCTATTAGATCCAGGCTGCAATAATAACGGATATCGGGTAGTTGGCTTTCCTGCATATCCTCCCAGTGATTAATCGGCATATCCATCATTTCTTTAACATGAAGGCGACCAGCATATATCTTAAGGGAAGCCATTAATGGGGCAACTTGTATCAAGTCAATATGGTCCATTTGTAAAGCAGCGATACCGACTTGCTTTCTTACTTGCCAAGGTTGCAAACCCTCATCTATTATCATTTGGCTGACTTTGTAAATAGCGGCATTGCTTAACCCGGCAACCGCTGCTTCTACAATTAGGGCGTCGTACTTTATGCCATTGAATGTGACTATCGTATATGTATTAAGAAGATGCAGGATATTCTTTACATTAAGTTCAGAGTCATTGAACTTTTCAAAGTAAAGAACATCCCCGGTTGATACCTTCCTAAACATAACCAATAGATAGTTCTTGACACATTCAATATCTAATGTAACAAGAGTCTTATGGTCCATGTTTAACCCTTACGTTTACCTGCGGTTATAACAATAACAGGGTCGCCCCTTTTATCACTGCTATGATAATACCCTGTGCTAGTTATTTGCTTACCGTCGGGCATTTCTATAACGATAGGGCATTTTGACCCTTCAATAGCAGCATCTATTATTTCTCCGGCTTTCATATCAATACCCTCTATCTTACGCCCTTGTTAGCGGTGACTGTTTCCTGGCTGTTGTATTGCCCTTTAACAGCATAGCTCTGATCGCTTGGTACAGGCTCACAAGCAAAGAAAACCATTTGCCCTATCTTCATACCGGGCTTGATAAGAAGACTATGGTGCTGAGTAACATTGGTCAGCTCCAGTGTTAACCTGCTGTTGTTCCAACCGGGGTCACACCAACCAGCCATTAGATGCTGAAGCCCTGAACGAGCCAAGGAGGACTTCAACTTATACTCCGCTGCTACCCAATTAGGAAGGTTAAAAGTTTCCGCTGAGCTTGCCAGAATGAGCTCACCGGGGAACAATAAATAACCCTCAGGTGGTATAACTTCCTCTTTCATACTAAGAGATTCTTTTTCTTTTAGGTCAACAACTGAACCGTTGATATTACATTTCTCAACCAGTATACGGTCGCCGATAGTTATATCAATACTAGCGCCGTTTATATGTTCTGGCTTTGCATCTATAACTCCTGTACTAACAAGGTATAGCAAGTCGGTATAAGAAACGAGTGACATAATATTCAGCCTTTAATGTAATTAGGATCTTGGTTAGTATAACTAGCACCGGGTTCGGCTGCTAGTTCGGATTCAATTAATTCGCTTATTTTAATTATCCCAGTGTCGTAACTACCTTCAACAATTAAGCGAATAATAGTAGAGTCTTCAGTTCCTAACTGGGAACAGAAAGTGCCGGTTAGATTTCTTGTAAGTTTTTCAGTTGTGTTAAATCTTAACAACTCACCCCAGTTATTAACCGGCATATGAACACCGCGTTCTTCTGCCTTTGCTAAATAGTGCATAGACTTACGTAAGTCTTCAACTCCGTTCTTATCACGCCAGCGGGCGACATACTTGGTAGCACAACCTAATAGATAAGGCATATTGGTATCGCATACCCAGTCCCAATGCTGGTACTTCTTGCGGTAGTGGGTTCCGCCTATTTGCATTTTGTTAGGTTCCATTACAGTTCCTCCATTTCACGTATAAATAGTTCTAGCATTTCTTCTGCTTTGCCGGTTTGTTGTTCGTTGCCGTCCCACTTGTTTAACTGTTTAGCAATAGCTTCACGCCACTTACGGAATGGTCTCTTAGCGTTAACCTTACCTTCCCTTACTTGTTGTATACAATACCACATCCCGCTTAGAGTATCCGCCAGCTTTAGGAAGTAGGTTTCTTCCGGGTGCAAGTCAAAGTGAACCCCGTTCTGTTCTTCCCATTGGCGTTCAAGGTTATCCAAAACACTTTTCAATTCAGGGCTTGCTTGTTTAGCAGGGAACGGAATATCACCTGTATAGTACTCAGCCGCATCATGGGTCAACGCTGCTAGTAATAGTTGCTTAGAACATTCCGGGTAGATATGCTGTAGTATCAACGCCACTTCCCATTCATGCTCACTGTTTTTCTGTTTGTCCATACCGATACTATTATGGAACCGAACAACATCACCACTTTGCAATACCTTACGAATATTCATTATTTAGATCCTTTGTTAGCACGAGTTTCTAACCATGTTCCGCAAGCCATACGCCAGTCATCAGCAACTAATAGCTTCAAGTGTTTACTGGCTTCAATTGGTCCTTCTGATTTATGTACCAAGTAAACCAACAACATCGGTAGAACTAAGTCTTCAAAATAAGCTGATAGCCAGTTACTACATTGATTAACCTCAACCAAACCAAAATCATCATATAGTTTAAAGAACTGCTTTAAATCTTGGTTGAAGAAACGCATACCAGTATGGGACATTGTAACCAAACGCTCACAATATTCATACGGGTTAAAGTTACCCTGGAACCCAGCATTAGTACGGTTATAGACATCACCAGCGGCTCCCTCAGTGTATACATGGAAACTATTACTAACCTGACTATATGTACCCATGTTAACGCCTAAGCTGGCGGCAACGTATTCCTGGATCATACTAAACTGTACCACGTTAGCACCATAGGCTCCCCATATCATATCGTTAGAACGGTTGTATACAGTCATGTCTAACCGCTGGTTACGCATACGGAATACAATGGACATATTGCAGGCTTTGTCCCTAGTGTCCTTGTTGAGGTCTGCAGAGTCCCATATCTGGCATACCGCTTGACGGCTGTTAGGGTCGTTGGTTAGGATATCAATAACCCGCTGTAGCTGGTCCTGACCGAATGCCTTGCGTAACCTGTAACCGTAAGGGGCATTGAATATAAAACGGTCATCACTAAAGTCAACCATACGCTTGTTAAACTCGCCTAGGAATTTAACATCGTCACGCCCTGCTAAAATCCAAAGAGATTCCATAAGGTGGAAGAACGGGTTAGCATCCCGAGCAGAGCTGACCAGGACGCGCTGAGCAGGGTTTTTGTAAACGGTGGTTACGGGTGCAGGTAACTCCAGGGTCATACCGTTGCGGCTTGGTACGGCTACGCCTTCCGCCTTCATTAGCCTTAATCCTTGGTCTAGCGCGTCATTAACATTTTCAGCATTGATTACATACATAATAGAAATCCTTAAAAGTCTTGGAAGTGAGCAAGCTTCTTAGTGCAATCCTGTATTAGCTTGTTGCTAGGATTACCCGGCGACCTAATTGTGTAGTCGTCACGCTGCAATGTAAAGCAAAAATCTACTACCTGAGCAGCTACTGTAGAGCAGTCGAATCGGCTCATTAACTTCAGGTTGTTGTCTTGTATTGTTTGCAGCAGATTGTTGTCTTCTAGCGAGCGAGTTATTATCTCGGCATAACCTTCCGGGCTTATATTGTAAGGTATCTCGATATAATTAGTTCCTGCTTTGAACATAGAGCTATTACTCATTCCCAGGTCTGTGCAAACAGGTACGCATCCTAGCGACATCGCTTCAACCATAACCCGGTTGAAGTGAGCTCCTAACTTGGAGTAAGAATGAGACCAGCTAGGGTCTATTAGTAATTTAACCCTGCTCAATATGGAGTCGCGTTCCTGGGTATCAACGTAACCCATGTATTCCATACCGCTGCTTAAAGCCTCGTCCCATATTGGTGTACCAAGCTCATCAAGGTACTCTGCTTTGCACTTAGTCTTAGAGGTCATGTAGTGATACTCAATACCTCCGCCACAAATAATCTTACTATGGTTTGGTTGCATATAAGGTATAGCACGTACGAGGTCATCTACCCGCTTCCAACGTTTAAATGTTTGCATTGAGACAAAGCCGTTTTCTCGCTGGTTAATAGGTACTACGGTAGCAGCCTTGTCAAATGCATGAGCATTAGGTATCAAGGCGCTGTTAACGGGCAAATCTATTGCACTGTTAAAAGCAGCGTCATGTACGCATATCACGCCTTGTAAGTTAGCAAGGGTGGCCAGGATATGAGGGTAAAGCTTCTGCATGTTGCCGTCGTGTATTACGGAAACTTGGTTAGCCATTGTGTTTTCAAACAAGTCTAACCACGTGTCGTCTTCCTTGTTTTGCTTGGAGCAGGTTGGGACAGGTACAACGTACACTATGAGATCGTAAGATTCGGTGTATGAGCTCCACTCAGCCATGCTTGTTCTGGTTGCATAGTTAAACTGGTACATACCTTCCCAGCCAGTCTTCTGATGCATCCAGAGGTCTAGACCAGGAGCGTATTCCCAGCCAGCGTCTAGACTACGGTCTTTGGCTTTGGTATGGCCGGGTTTACCCTTGTTCTTGAGCATGACCGATTCGACTTCTACGCCATTAGCCTTCAAGCCTCTGGCAAGATATTCAGAATAATTTACAATACCGCCGTAGTCTTGAAT